GGATAGTATAGCATTGACCCTGGTAATAAGTTGTGTTCTCATCGCACTCTTACAAGATTAGTTCTGGTAGGCATACGCTCTAAGTCAGTGATGGTGCCATCACCGCTAAAGTCATACCAACTACCGTCATCAATCAGTTCCTGAAATAGTTCGTTATACTTTGTTCTAAACACATTGATTTTCTGAACTTCTGCGGAATCTACATTGTTAAAATCTGCTATCATAGGATAGACATAATCATACAATGTCAAATACACACAGAGGTCAGTGAAGTCTGCTTGCCTTCCTTGAATGTTGTTCGCAGAAGGCAGAGGCACATAAGGGGTTGATAGTGTCTGTGTTCCTGATATCTGGTTCTGTGTGGCTAACTTCATAAAGATGCTTTGCCACCAGGCAGTTCCTCGTATTTTTGAAAGAATACGATTGGTTGCCTTTTCTGCTGCTGTTTCAATCACCGTTTCAGTTAGACCTTCGTTGGCTTCAAAGACCCGCTTATCAGTGGCAAGGAAGTCCTCATACTCAGCAAATGAGAGCACATTACCTCCTGATACAATCCAATTTGCGGGATAAGCCATATCAGTTGTCCTTAAACAATAGAACTATCAAATAGCATCTGAACGCCATATATTTCCTGGATAACTCCAGTAGCATAATAGGCAGTGCCTACAATATCAGTGCCAGCATAAGAAGCACGACGCTGTGTTTCAAGACTGATGTCTTTCATTAAAGCGAGAGCAAGAGCATCTCGCATAAACACGCCGCCCTTATAGTCGCCTGCTGTGCCAGTGTTAGCCATATTTGATGTTTCATAAACTGGAACACCTGCTAACATTCCAACAAAGCCCATACGCATTGCTTCATTAGCAACATCACCCATTGCGTTAGCCACATAAGGAGTATTACCAGAAGTTGTCAATGCTGCCTTTAGGTCATAGGCAATATCAGGATGTAGAACACAGGCGATTTGATCGCTGGCAACGCCTTGGCGTCTTAGCAGAGTCACTGCCTTGAATACATCTGCGGCTGTGATTGTAGAAGTGCTTGAGCCAACTACATTAGTAGTGAAAGAAGCAAACTTGGCTGTAAGATCTGTGTCAATCTTACGAGCGATTGCTTCACCAAATAACTTGCCAAGATCTGCTACAACATTAGTAGCAGCACTATTGACAGCAAAGTCAGTGACTAATGTGCGAATACCAATAGGATTTACGGTTAGTGTAGTCCCTGTTGTATTCACAGCGGTATTTGCGATTTCGCCACCTTCTGTCCAAGAGGCATCTACATTCTGCTTTTCCCATACAGGAACTAACAGAGTTTTACCATTGCCAGGTGGGATTACAAAGTTTTTAACGAGACCACGCATAATACTGCGTTCTTCCGCCTGATATTGTGCTTCTGCTACAATCTGGGGAAGGAGGTCATTTAGGGTATCTGTGGTTGAACCAGCCATTTGAGTTTCCTTTTAAGTAATGTTTTTTATGACAATCCTAACTGACGACGATGTTCAGCATAAATCTTACGATCTGAAGCCTTACTCATATCCAGTTTAGTGATGTCAAACTTTTCGCGAGTCGTGGCAACATTACTCTTAGAATGTGTGGTAGCAGGAGTAGCAGCCTTAAAGTGTGGATTCTGATCCAGGAACTCACGGACTAAATCTTGAACTCCAAAGGGTTTGCCACGATCTGAATATCGCACGGTTCCTTTTTCATCCACTACTTCTACTTCTCCGCCCTCATTTAGTCTAACGCTCTGTCGTAAGAGTTGTCTTACCTGTGTGGGATTGACTGCTCCTAACTGAGCCGCTGTTTCTACAATGGGCATATCTACCGTATAACTTTTAATAATGTCGTCTCGCTTGCGAATCTCTTCGTCTTTTTTAGCAGCCAGGTCAGCGATGATTTTATCGTAGTCGCCCCTTTTCTTTTGGTCTTCTACTCTACGCTGTTCTGCTTCTGCTTTTAGTCTTTTAAGTTCATCAAGGTCGCCAAGGTCTTCTAACTGACGCTCATATTTTCTTGCTACACTGCTTTTCAGTTTAGCCATTGCGTCATCAAACTCTTTTTGACTATAGAACTTTTCCTGTGCCTGGGCTTGTTTATCAGACGATCCAGTGTCGTCATTTACCAATGTATTATCGCTCATTGTAGCGGTGCCTCCTTTGGAGTGAAATCTTTAACCCAATATTTATAGGGTTCCTGTTAGAACTGGCAGTTATCAATACTTCTTACCAGGTTTTTTGTTTTTCTTCTTCATTAGCATATCAGCGTCCTTTCTTAGTGAATCTTGCCTTTTGGCTTTTTGGTGCTGCCTTACGAGCAACTGAGAGTGCTATGGCAACTGCCTGCTTCTGACTCATACTGGGATGTTTTTTCATTTCATACCTAATATTTCGTCCTATTGTTTTACCTGAGTATCCTGATTTGAGAGGCATTGTCTTGCTCCTTATTGTTGATGAATATAACCTTGTGCTGCTAATGCTAAATGTTCTTCAGGTGTGGTAGCCATATGCTGTTCTCCCGTTGTAGGGTCCAACATAATGTGGGGAGTGAATGCTCCAGACACGGCATCTGCTGACAACTCCTCTTCTGGCTCACTTTCTGAATTAGGTTCAAGTTCAGGTGTGAGATACAGCGTTGGATCTTCAAGAAGTTCTCTAATCCTGAAGTCAATGATGCGTAGTGCTTCTGGGGCGGTGGCTGCTGACTTTGCTGATGCCAACTGACTGAACTCGCGAGCATCATCACGGATGTTAAAACTATCAGGGTATTCAATCTCACCTTGCCACTCCATATTCTGATATAGACCAAATAGACGCCACATCTGTTCTTCTGCTAACTCCATTTGATCTGCTTTTTCTGAAAGTTTGGCATTTAATAACTGAAACTCCGTCTCAAGTGCGATGCCACTCATAGATCTTGTAGCAGTGGCTCTAACACCACCCGTAAAACTCATACGGTCAATGCTTTCTACTAACTTATCAACACTTTTATATATAGAATCTATACTGCCAGTGTCAGTGCTGAGGAAATAAGGTTTCAGTCCGGGATCCATTCCATCCTGAATTTGAATAATAGCACCTGCTCCTGAACCCAGTTGTGCTGTGGGAGGAACTACCAGAGTTGGATGACCTTCTAAACGAATAGCCTGCTCTGCTTCTGATGTAAGGTTGTAGATCTGTCGCTGTATGTCTGCTATATCTTCTAAATCACTGACACCTAAATCTTTTGCTATACTTCTTTGATTGTAGGCTAATATAGCAGGTATAATGCCTAACTGATTAGGCTCCTCACTCTGACTGCGAACTTCTTTTAGATTTTCATCTAACACAGAAGTTCTAATAACATCACGAGTCCATTCTTTGACGGTTGTTAGATTATCTATAACTTCTTCTACATACTTGAAATAGACCAACTCATAGACACCATTAGGCTGGCGTTCCCAACGCCAGTCTGAAACTATTAGTGGAGTTAAAATATTCACATAGGGTCTAACACCTAAGGCTAACTCCTGTGCCAAAGTCTGTGCTCCTACATTGCCCTTGGTCATTAGTATCCAGCAGTGTCCAAATACACTTGACCATATTGACACCTGCTTCATAAATGCGTCCAGGCTACGCCCTTCAAGATCCGCATCTTTGAGAAATGCTTCCACAGCAGGATTGCCTGACCAAGAATAAAACTCACGCTCTGGTTCCTCACGGAATAAGAAACTGACATAAGTCTGTATAACTGATTGGCAATGATTATCTAATGGAGTGTTGCGAATACGATGAGCATATTCTTCTGCTGTTTCTAACTGATAGCGAGTAAGGTGATTGCCGTTGCGATATTCGTCGCCCCCCGTGTAACTTTCGTAAAAGAACTGCCAACGATCTCTATTGCGAGTCCAAATATAATGATTACTTGATAATGCCACATAATCATTTTGTAGAATAATATTGTTGCCTGTGCCCATCGTTTGTTCCTATTTTGTGCGTCCAGACTCTAATGTCTGAAGGTTCTATATTTTGTCTGATAGGGAATAGATAATCTATCATATAACGCAGTGCGTCCGTGATGTGGTCCCATTCTCCTTTGTCTGGAATGTGTGTGCCTTCTTTATAGGTGTGGCGTTCCAGACTGGTAATCAGATATTTACATTGTGGTGCTATAAAACATCTTATAGTGCCAGCATTTGTGCGAAAAAGACTATTGACTGCGTTGATGCCATCACGCACAGAGTTATGACTGCGAGGTGCTAACACGGTGAATCCTGCGTTGCGTAGTATGGTGTGATCAGTTCTTCCACCTGCGGATGTCTTACGCTGTGCTCCAGCAGGATCAGGATAGCAGACAATACGATTTTGAGGATAGCGTGTTCTTATTTCCTCAACCATTTCATCTGTGTTTGAACTGGGTATGTGTATCTCATCTATGATGTGAAGTCCTGTCTTAGTTTTTATAGCAATCACGGCACACATCGGCGAAACATTAAAATCTAAACCTATTTGTAGTTCGTGTGGAACTGCGCCTTCCCAGGGCTGTATATGATCCTTACGATCAAAGGCGTAATAGACACGACCTGAAAAGTTTTCAAATGACGCTTCATATTCTTGACGAAAAGTTTTTGTATCTAATGTTCTTCTGGCGGCTTCTATCTCTTCAGGGGGAATATTCCCTCCCTCTAAACTGCTAAACTGAAAACTGGCCCACTCATTGGGATATTGATCTTGTAAATCAAATAATTCTTTGACCCAGTTCATACCAGCAGGGGTTGAAATAAACAATGCCCACCCTTGACGATCTGACAAAGCAGGTCTTAAAACTTCTGACCACGCTTCTTGGTCTATTAGAGCGGCTTCATCCAAGATAACTGCGTCAAGACCAATACCTCTAAGATTTTGAGCACCGCCATCCGCTCCTTTTAGGCTTATTATAGAATTGTTTTTTAGCACAATAGAAAGTTCAGTCTCATTGATCTTGCTAACCCATCTAAGATCCAACAACTTCTTTTTTAATCGTTTCCAGCAGATGAGTTTGGCTTGCCTATAAGTTGGAGCAACATAAAATATTTCTTTATTAGGTTGTGCTGCTTCGCGGCACATCAACCATATTGCTAAGGTAGTCTTACCAAAATCGTCTGCCGCATATAGCGACTTTGAACCTCCTTGGATCTTGAACTATTTGTCTTTGTTTTTCTTTTAAGGGCATTGGAAAGATCTCCTATTGAATATATGATGACGATTTGCTATAATAAATCTATGCCAAATAAAACTACACTGAACGACATTTTTGAAAAGATTGAAAAAACTGAATCTTGTTGGATCTGGCGTGGGAACATTGATCACAAAGGTTATGGCAGAATATCTCAAAAAAAAACTCATAGGTGGAGTTATGAATTTTACAAAGGTCCTATTCCAAAAGGTTATGTTGTAAGACATAAGTGCGATAATCCTCCTTGCCTCAATCCTGACCACCTTGAAATAGGAACAAGGGCAGATAATAATCGTGATAGGCACGAGCGAAAAAGAAGTAAAAGTGATAAACTTACTATCTTACAAGCCTTAGATATAAAATATAATCTTAGAGCGAAAGATGCCATTAAAAAATACCCTTTTGTAAGTGAAACAACTATAACCAGGATTAGAACTGGAAAAATATGGAAGCATATTTAGAGATCATCATCCTGCCAAGGTAAGGGCTGTAGTGCCTCTGAGTTTATAGGGTTGTCAGATTGTCCCAAAATATTCTTTCCCAACCAGATTAAAAGGGTAGGATTCCCGCTGAGTGCGAGATTGATTTGAGCACGGCGTAGGCTCTGTTTCAGTGCTTCACGACCTGTTGTCAGTTCGTCTTTAAAGTTGTAGGTCAAGGTATTTTCATCAATACCAAA